CCATAAGTATTGCGAATAGCAGCATAAAGTTGAGGATAGTCTCGAATCTTTACTGACTGACCATCACAATACAAATATCCCTTATATCCATACTCAGCAGATTCTCCACCTGTTCCAATACCACCATTATCAGCATCATTACCAGAAAAACTGTCTACAACAACTGGCAAAATAGATCCAATAGGAGCATAATTTGATTCATGCTCTTGCTTATACGCAGTAAATTTATTTCTGTATGAAACTGTCATTAGTATTTGATCAGAAATTCTTGAACAAGATAAGGTTGAATGTATTGGTCCGCTTTATTCTCTGGATTTACTGTAATTCTAATCGTAGAAACAATTTCAGATGCAGGGATAAAAGTAGGACTCGTAGTCACTTTATATGTATGGGCTAATTGCTCATATAAAATTTCATGTCTATGAGTAGCATCATTACCATATTCTTCAACAAAATTGATTACATTGTTGATAGCACCAAATGCTTCGATATCAGGAACTGTATCAAAAGGAACTTGAGTATCTGAATAGTTACCAGGAACTTTTACAGCACCATCTTTATCATTACATAGAATAGGTCCAATAGAACAAGGTTCATTTACTTTACATCCCATATCACCTTGATATTCAACGCCATCATCAACACCACAAGTAAACGAGTCTCCACCCCAAACAGCAAAACCTTGCTGAGATCCACCAGTAGCACAACCAAATGTTCCTTGACCAGGAACATTATTTGGCATCAAACATTCGTTAGAAGAAATAAAATCACAACCTGACCAGCAAGCACCATAATATTCTCTCTCATCTGACTGTCCCAAAAACTGACAGTCACCACTGTTTAGTCTCTCAACATCTGCTGCTTTCAATCTACTAGCATATGCTTGACATAGTGGTTGGAATGTATTATTTGCCCAAGGCATAATACACAAACTGGATTTTGATTTGTATGAATTTCTACCAAACGTAGCAAATTCACTAGTAGGTGAAGCAACACGAGTTCTTTTACCATCATGGAAGTGACCATGAGGTTGCCATGCTGTTGCTAGAATATCACTTTCTTCCGTAAAGTTACCAACATTTCTAGAAAATTCTGGTTCTCCAGTAATATCAATTTCTTGTGATGGTAGGAAGAAGTTACCTTGATATTGAATCTCGTATACTGTACCGATGTTGGAGTTTACCTCCAGACCAACACCAGATTTGGAAATGGTTCTATCAGAATCATCTAGAAGATAAGTATCTAGATAGTCACCAAGGTTAGATCCATTTGAAGCATTGATAGACTTTGATCCGAAATCTGGAAGTTGGAATTGATTGTCCAACAACACAGTATCTGGTTTTTTATATCTGCTAGAATCTCCAACTCCAAGAACTTCTGCCAACTCAGGGAATACTTCTGCTTGATAGACAGAACCATCACATCTCAAATAACCAGCAGGAAGTTTCTCTAATGTAGTTGTGTCTTCGGGATCAGCACTTGGTATCTCACGAGACCAATTGATAATAGATCCCGTAAGTGTTCCAATCTTTGATTTTTCTCTCTGATAAAATACTGCCATATTAGAATGCCCTGATAATCATCAAAGTAACCAAAGAGGGTGTATTTGGATTGATTTCTACGCTCAAACCCCTATCAACACTGATAGGTTCGACATTACCCGTGGTCATATTATTTATGAGCAATGTGCCAGGTAAACTCATCTGACCGCCACCCATAGTGACATCAATCGTGAAGTGATTATGAGATCCCAATGATGCTGAAGCAAATGTATCATTAGGGTGATTCAATGTAACAGGATAAGTTTTTGTATCATCTTGTCCTCTAGCTTCAGAAACATCAGTGGTGTCATAATGGTTTACCTGACCTTGATAATTTCCTGGAGGAGGATACGGACCAGAGACAGCAGGTTGCTGTACGTTTACGATACAAGAGTTGTCATCCTGATATTCATTTGTATAAGCATACTGAGAAACAACACGATCCACTGCTGGAATATCGGGAACTGCATTTGGTGCAGCAGTATAATCTTTGAAACTATCTAGAGTTGGAAGCGTAACAGATGCATCATCATATACTGTCCAAAAAATATCACCTGGATTGAATCTATCAGCAATTGTTTCTGCTGGGTTATGTCCATCAGAAGCACCAGTAGTATATTCTGTGTTTGAAACATCGAATACACCTGCTTCAAACATACCAATATATGTACCACCAGTTTCTACTGATGGATAAACTCCATCTGCTGGTCGTGGGTGTGTATGTGCTGGTGTATGTTCTACACCCAATTTTCTAGGAATAACTCTAATGTTATCAAAGTATGCTGGAGGATCCATTGCGATACCTTTGATCTTACCAGAAAGTTGGGAAGTATTATCTACACTAAATTCAATATCAACATAAGATACAATATTTGTCAATGGTTGAGATTCAGAGTCTTGACCATTTGCAGAAACAAATTCTCCAACACGTACCAAATCTTCAGCAGCAAGTCTTTGACCTTCTAAGTCAATCATACTAACACCATTTAGTGTTGGTAGATTGAATATATCACTATCATTGTACTCTGGATAACTATTTGAAATTCCAATAAAAGGTTGTCCCGTTTCGGGAAAGGGACCATACTGATTTTTTAGAATTTGTGCTAGAAGTGGATACTCGCTAGCTTTTAGTTGCTGCCCCCTACAAACTAACCATCCTGTGGGGATCCCAGTCTCAGAGAGACCCCCTGTGGATGAACTTCCCGTATAGGGCATAATAGTACCAATAGGGGCGTTAGAAGCCGCCCTGATTCTATTATAACTTGCCATTTATTAGACCTCCATTAGCCACCAACCCTGGACTGAGGTTGGAATACCCGTTTGATTATTACTATCAGTTGAACCCAAGTAAACCAATCCAAACGCTGCATTTGGTGTTTGTACAACTAGTTCTCCTGAAGGATATGTAGTCAATCTACCACCGAGTAGTGTGCCTTGAGCATCTCCCTGAATCGTAGTTCCAGAAGTTTCTGGAGTTCTAACTACGAGAGATGTATCATATCTGAGATTACCACCAACTTCGATGATTCTAATAACATCACCAGTTTGTGCAATTTCAGGAAGTGTAACAATAAGAGTTTGTGCTGCCTGAACATTTACCATGTAGATAATGTTTGACTTCAAGTTCAACTCTTCTTCAGTAGAAGCAGCAGAGATGTATCTGGTGTGTCTACCACCTGTAGTAGTATAGAAATTAGTAAATCCAAATGCATCGATCGATTGATCTTGCTTGACAGTGAAATCATTAGCACCATTAGGTCCAAGATTACCAATTCTAAATGGTTCACTGGTTGGTGATGGTGTTGCTGCTGCTACACCAGTAATACTCAGTGTTGTTTGAACCGTAGCATTACCAAAGTTGTCAACAGAGAATGTTGGAATATCCTCGTCTGGGTTGAAGAGAACGTTCTCTGGGCAAGAAGTGGCGAAGAGATAGAAATCACCACGTCCAATTACACCAGCGTTCCACTGTAGTAGACCTTGGTGATCAGCGTGACCATCATCATTGAATACTCTGAAGATGGTAGACTCGCCAACACTATCCTTGATGTGTAGGTTACCACCAATCATTTCAAAGTCATTAGCAAGGTAGAAATTACCTCTTCTGAATGGAATAGCACCATCACGTCTCTGCTCATTCATTACTGCCTTGTGCTTAGTGCCTTCTAGGCGAGCAGCAAGGCGCATGATGCCAGGAGTCTTAGCATAATTAGCAAGTGTTGGTAGATTATCAAAGTCCAACCACTGGTTGTAATCTAGTTTTGTTTGAGCAATATATCCTCTATCAAGGATGACAGAGATATATTCAGTGCTTACACCAGACTGAACTCTAGTTCTAACTTCGATATCAAGAATATTACCATATTCAGAATGTCTGATGACTCTTCTTACAAGATCACCAATAGCGAATTCACTAGTCTCAGGTGGTTCATTACCACTACCAAACATTCCGAATTGGTCAGCAGTAGCGATATAATCTGCAACAAGTGTTGGGGTTGCAGTATCAATAACGTCAGTAACTAGTAGGATATTGACGAAACCAGCAGCACCAAACGCAGCTGCAGCACCAGTAACAATATAATCACCTACCTGGAACTTACCATCATTGACTCCAAGTCCTTGAACTGGGATTTGATATGTACTAGTGGTGCTACCAGTTTGTACAGCAGCACGAATAGTTGTAGAAGGTCCACCATCATTGATAACTGCAGGATCTTCCTGATAACTGACGACAATAGGATGATTTTGTGTACCAAGATTTTGCTTGACTAGTTCAATCCACTGATCACGATCGGAAGTAGAAGGTTGAGAATCGCGAGCGAACTCAATCTCCATTCTACCAATCCAGTTACCTAGAGTAGTAGTACCTGTGCAGGTATCTGTCTGCCATACTGGTTGATCTGCTTCACCCGAGTTGATGATAAACTTCTCATTTCTTTCAGCAACAAATTGAATACCAGATACAATCTGACCACCACCAATAACTTCAGACAACCAGAGTTCGTTAGAATCTGGAACAATACGCTCAATATAAGTATCTTGAACGATAGTGATTGGTGCTTCGTTGGTAAGAACTTGGATGTAATCACCAACTTGGATATCCGCAAGAGTTACATTAGGAGTAGTGATAACGAGGTTAGTAATCTTATTGGTGTTTGCCTGAGTGCTACCAGTAAATTCAATTCGATTGACCGTTCCACAACCACCCTTGATTGTTAGAGTGTTGTTGATTTCAGTTGTTCCACCAATTGTGATGTCTCCAGTTACAGAGTCAACAACAAATACCTCAGTCTCAGGATCACCACAGTCAGTGATTACGAATCTCTGAACATTTTGCTCTCTTGGTTCACCAACCTTGATAACTTCACCCTGATTGAAGATTCCGTCTCCAGTGGTATCCTCACGATCAAGGATAACGTAGTCAACGTTAGCAACCAGTGCTCCACCAAACTCAGAGAGATAGATTGCAGCAGGATCAGTAGAAGCATCAACATCTTGCTCCAACCATGTAGCATCAAACTGAATGTTGACCTTATAGATTGGAGTTCTATCTGGGTGTGTGTCTAGAACAGCGGTGAAAGTACCAATGCTAGGTGGTTGACGGCGAACCTTGATATAATATGGAGCGATAGTAGTTCTTGTTAGTTCTACAATCTGAACAATTTCAGGGTGGGTGCTTACGCCAACACCACTATTGATAATGATAAAATCATTCTCTGCGTAATACTGACCACCCTGAGCATCCAGAGGTGCTCTTAGTAGTGGAATGTAATACTCATCACCAGATAGTGCAGGTAGATCCTGAGGTTCAATAACAGGTGTACCACCTAGGTTTGCTCTTGGTGCCTGGAATCCAGCACCACCCCATGCACCGTTACCTGCGGTATCAACTTCGTTATAACCAGCTTCAGCACTAGTAAGAACTTTGACATTGACAATATCAACATTCTTATTGAAGACAGTTTCACTGATGACGCCATCTTCATGAGAAGCAATAGCGGATCCTAATTGTGCTCTAGCACCATCAAACGCGAAGGAAGCAATACCACCACAGATTGTAACATCGCCATTGAACTTAGCAGAAGCAATAACTTCTAGTTGGTTATTGATAGTAGTTGTACCACCTTGACCCGCAATGTTGATCTCGGAAGCATTTAGACCGAAGTTGATAACAGAAGCAGAACCAGAGTTAGAGAAGAAGTCAACTTGACCAGCGGTAGTAGATAGTGTTACCGTGTCATTGATAGTTCTTCTTGAACCTAGCTGGAAGTCACCATCAACCTTGAAGGACTTGGTTTTGACTCTAGTGAAGGATAGAGACTCACTGCTGCTATATGCACCACCAATTTCAACCTTACTGATTGTTAGTGCATTGTCGCTAGGTCTATCATCAGGAGTTACACCTAGGAAGATGTTACTGTGTAGTGAAGTTTGACCAATTCTGATGAACTGATCTTCTTCAGTGTCGTTACCAATAGTGATAGACTCAGCAAGATTAGCAATATTTGCTTGACTTGTTACATAGTTAGCAATATTGATAATGCCAGTGAAGTTGGTATCATTGACAATATTGAACGTTCCAACAGTCTCAGAAGTTCTGATTTCTGCGATAGCGCCATCACCATTGACTTCAATGTCACGCTCAAAGCGTACATCTTCAGTAAAGCGAGCATCACCGCGAACAACTAGTGCTCTGTCAAGTTCAGCATCAGTTACGTTGATACCAACCTTATTCTCATTGTTGCCTCTACCAGACTCAGTAATTGCTACAGTCTCAGTAGAAACACGTAGAGCAGCACGAACCTGATCAATTACGTTGCTATTTGGAGATGCTTCATCTTCCCAACCAACAACAAATGCATCAGAGATTCTATTTCTCTCACGAGCATTATAGTTATCTTCAGTCAACCAATCGCTCATCTTGCGACCGCTGATGTATGCATTACCAATAACGTCAAGGTTTGCACGAGGATCAGTGTTGAGAGACTCAACAAATCCGTTTAGATATGCCTCGTGATTTGCTCTTGCAATAGTGTTGATGCCAAGCTTGAAGTCACCATAAGTTTCAGTCTCAGTTCTCAGTGCTTCACCACCGATAACCATTGTCTCCTTCCAGTTAGAGTTGGAGGAAGAAACTTTAGCGTTTGGTGAGGGGTTGACTGCATCATTTACGAAAGTAGTCCAGTTAGTACCACCAAATGCTGGGATTGGGCTACCAGTTCTCGATGTAATCAAGAAGTAAACAACGTTGCTAGCAGCGTTGTAAGGATAATCAGTAGTTGAAAGTACCTTCCAAGTTCCATTGAGAGCACTGCTGTAGTTGATATTCTCTAGTTTGATCTCAGAAGTAGATTTGATTCCGAGGGAAGAGATAGAAACAGCATCAGAGTTAGCATCGATGAAAGTAAGAATACCAATGTTAGTATTCTGATCGACTCTGACTTCAATAGAAGCAATCTTTCTTGCTGGATCAGTTGGATCAGAAGGAATCTGATTGAAGATATTAGCGAAGACCCAACCAAGTGAACCATTCTTATTGATCGATCCACCCTTGAGTAGAATGTCTCCAGTATCAGGTAGAACGTTGGTGTAAGATACAGTTTGTGCTACATTGAGTTTTGATCCACCAGCAGAAATCAAACCATCTTGGTTTGGAGTTAGGTTGGAAGCAACACCGCCAGGAGCATGTGTCTGAATCTTATAACCTTGTCCAATACCACCGCGTGGATTGAATCCAAAGATTGCAGAATCAATGCGGTTCTTACCAATTCTGATATCACCAGCATTGTCACCAAAGTTGTTGAGTGGGAATAGATCACGATCTAGACCATCAGAATCCTGAGGATTGCCGTTGTAATCAACACTGTGAACAAACGATTTGATAATCAGAGGTACACCCTGATTCTGCATCTGTGATGGTGGAATTGGACCATCAGCACAGGTGATAGTGATTGGTGAGTTGAAGTTAGAAACCAGAGTACCATCATCACCACCAACAATAGTGATGTTCTGGTTGAATGTAACTGGTGTCTCGAATGATGTAACGAGTTGTCCGATTACGTCATCCTCGTCTCCATCATCAGCAAGAAGTGCTCTATCAATGAAGGTTTCTTCACCAGTGATAGCGTTGATTCTTCTGTTACCAATGTAGAGGTCACCCTGTGAGTTGATACCAGTGTAGAAGACGATACCAGCGTCTTGCTTCTTCGACTGTGCGTAGAAGTCCTCATCAGGTGTTAGAACAATCTCCTGACGTGCTGGGAGACCAGTGGAGTAGTTACCAGGACCGAAACCAAGGTATTCAAACGTGTGGTTACCAGCACGAGCGATAGATGGTCTTCTAAGTTCAACATAGTAACGCTGATCTGACCATACTCTGTTATCACCAGCAATAGGAATAACACGATCTTCAGAACCAGCAGATGCATTACCCTGCTGTGCTTTGATTACAGTCTTGAGATCTTGGGTGTCAGTCGTATAATCGTTTTCAACAAATGCAGGTTGCTTGAGTAGATCAACAACTAGTTCTCTAGTTACAGAACCCTTGACATCATTGACAGTAACCTTACCATGAATGTAGTTGTCAGCAGCAGAGTATGACTGAGGTGGATCAATCAACTGAGCGTAGTAATCTTTCTCTTCGTTGCTTGTACCATCTTTCTTGAACCAAAGAGGATCGTTTCTGTAGTTCAGAGGATACAGTTTGCCAACTGGTTGTGAGAACTTGAACTTACGGAAGTTAGTAGAAACACCAGCACCTTGTGGGAATGGAGAGATGTTACCACGGAGAGCAGTTAGATAGTAGATACCATCTTGCTGACCGAAGATACGTCTCTGTAGTTCAGCACTATCAAAGATGTAGAAGGTATCTTCAATGACACCAGTATCTTCAACACTCTCGACATAATACTGATTACCAGCACTGTCCTGAATAGTATCACCAGGAGTAATGGTGTAAACATTAGAACCGTTTTGCTTGTAATAATACTCAGGATAATTTTTTCTGATATGAGTTTTCAGAGGTAGGGATTTGCCCATATCCTGGTCTTCCAGCATATCAGCAAAGACAGAACCCTGCTGGAATCTTGTACCAGTGAACTCGCTATACTCTAGCGAAGCAGTTCCCCTAGCACCACTGATACCTTTGATGATTAGGTAGTGATCACCACCGACATTGTAGTATCCGTGGATATATGCAGTACCAGAAGAATTACCAGAGAAACCAACAGTGTTAGCAGCAATACTCTGAGTCTTATTGGCAACAAATGCGCCACCCTGAGGTGCAGTAATCTTGACAGTTGTGAAGATTTCGTTTCTTAGACCAGAGAAGTTGACAGTATCAACAGTGTGGTCGAAAACAGTCAGTTCTAGATACTGAATGTTTTCATCTAGTGCATCCGTGATATAACGACCAGACTGGATAGTTGCCTGAATACCAGAGGTAAATCTAGCATAGATTGGTGCGTTATATGGATCATAACCATCCGCAGTTGGAGTTAGGTTATTTGCTTCAAGTTGCTCGATAGTATCGCCAATGTACTCAACGCCACCAGGAACAGCGAAGCGAGCACCATATACGTTGCCAGATACAGGCTTGAGTAGAATCTTCTGAGGTACTAACTTACGAGTGTCGTCAGTTCTTGTCTTGAGGACAAATCCATTGATAGGATCTCTTGCGTTCTCAATGTACTTAGGAATGACATAACGTAGTTTGTATGTTCTGTCATTTGCCTCACGAGTATCATTGACACGCTCATACCATGTATCAGTAGTAGAATCCTTACCTTGATAGTCTGAAGATCCAAGTAGGGTATAGATCTGCTTGTCGATGACATTTTGATCAGTCTCACCAGTGATATTATCTGCAGTCTGTAGATACCACTTACCAGTTGTAGTAACAGCATCAGTAAAGGTTGGATCGAAGCGCATTGGACTACGCTTCTTGTTCATGAAGACTCTAAATCCTTTCTCACCTGGATTGAGTTTGATAGGATCTAGATTGTTTTGTGCATCAGATTGAGTCTTGTGGATTGTGAAGACTTTTGGTGAAACATAACGTACATAGAACTCTCTATTAGGATCGATGTAGTTAGCATTAGGAGCAGCAACAGCTGGATCACTCTGGAAGTCTTGTGCAAGAATTGGAGGAGTTGCACCACTTACACCACGGAAGAATACTGTTTGTGCAGTGGTTGATGCAGATGGAACATCAAAGAAGTGTGCGATATCTGTCTGAATACCGCCATCAACTGAAGTGTTAGTCTCACCAATGTAAGTAACTAGATCATACTTATTATCAAGTACGAACTGATACATATCGATCTCAACGTCTGGATCGATAACATCAACTTCAGAAGCGTAGATGTAGATACCTGCTGCTGCGTTCTCCTTAGAGGTTGCAAGCATCAGTTTGGTCTGATCTTGACCATTGAAGTATACGCTGTTGTTATACTCAACACCGCCCTCACGAGTGCTTCTACCAGGAGCAATTACATAGTAGGTTGTATTAGTGTCGAAACCGTTAGGTAGTCTGACAAGACGCTTATCAACATCAACAAACTTACCTGAACTTCTATCAAAACGAGGACGTGGTACGAGTCTTACAGGTGTACCAGTTTCAAAATCATGTGGATTAGGAGCACCAGATCCATCAATATCAATGGTCCAGATTGTTGCTCTCTGTGCAAGTAGAGCAGTATTGAATGTTGGTTCAACACGATCTACTGTAGGAACAGTTACACCATTGACAATCTTGGTTAGACCAGTCTCAATGATAGTAGTGATGTTATCAGTAAGTTGAATAATTGCTGCAGCAGTAGAAGCACACTCACGCTGAGATGTAGATACTGTAGTATCAGCAATAACATCAGGATCTTCGCTCTCAGGAGCAACAGTTACAGTTTGTGGTAGTGTATCTGCCCAAGCACCCTCTTCAAGCATGAAGTGTAGGTGTAGAGCACCACCAGCAGTGTAAGTGCCTGTAGCAACAACACTATTGCCAGTGTCTAGTCTGGAGTCTTTGACGCCAAGTCTAATTGTAGTGGAGTCAATGATCTCCTTGACATATGTTTCAGCAGGAATTGTATCAGTTACTAGGTAGTTTGCCTTGGTAGCAGGATCTTTTGCTGCATCTTTGAGTAGACCAGGAGCACCATCAGCAGTTCTATATGCACTAGCAAGGTATTCCTCAACTCTCATGCCAATTAGGATACCCGAAGTATCACCAACATCTACGATATCAGATTGATCTACAGTTCCACAACCCCATGCAACGAAGTCAAAGTTACGCATTGCTGCGATTGCCATGCTTCCAACATAGTTCCAAGCATCAATAGTCTCTGCTTTCTCTCCATCAATGTACTCTAGTTGGTTACCAACAAAGTATGCTTCACCTGCTTGTACCGAGTTGATGTTACCACCATACTTGAGGTCATTAGCAATAGCATCAACGATGTAAGCAACGTCTCTGTAGCACTTAGATGCCTGTGCATTGAGCGTAAAGTCTCCACGGTTGACAACAGGTAGTTCGTCAAGAGAACCGCTAGAAATGGCAGTAGTGATGATGTCAAAGAGGTTCTCGATAGAGGAACGAACGTTTGCACAATCCCAGTTACCAGTGCTAAGAGTTGGTAGATTATCAAGGTTACCATCATATAAAGAATCAACAGGAATACTAACCAGAGAATCAATTGTTGCTAGAACGTCAGAGCAATTACCTAGAGCATAGGTAGTTGGTTGTGGTGTAGCAGTTCTAGTGATACCGCTGAGGTTACCAACGCCACTGTCGTTACCAATTGCCTGAATGATAATACCGAAGAGGGTATCAGTAGCAGCAACAGCAGATCCACACTGAGGTAGTGGTGCTGCATCATCATCCCAGTCATCTGTGATAGTAAAGTCAAAGACCTGAGTCTCTGTGTTACCAGCAGAAACAGATACAGTTTCGTTGTTGATAACTTGGATAGCAATGTTCTTTGCCTCAAGGAATACCTTAGCAGCTTCATCACGCTCAGCATCAATGAATGTCTCAACAACATTACCATTAAAGGTATTGGTTACGTAAACATTAGCAGCATCATAAGTCTTATCGTTGCCACCATACTTAACGTTGAAAGCAATCTCGTCTAGTACATCATAAACGTCATCTAGGCAGTCTTGCTTGGTGTTACCAGTCTGAGGAGTATATGCTGGATAAGCAGCAAGCATACGCTCATATGCCTCAGCAGCAATAAACTTCTTGTTATCAAGAATAGAGATAGAAGCGTTAGAATGGATGTCAGAGAATACTGGAGGATTACCAACAGCATCTAGGGTGATGGTTAGATCGCGATCATAGTATTGGTTGTTGACAGCACGGTTCATTAGATCCTGTGCTCTTCTGAATGTAGTGATCGAAGGACCAACTTCATTATCAACACCGTTAGTGATTAGACTATTGCCATCGAAGTATTCTTTAGTAGCAGCAATAGTATACTCGTTACCACCAAACCAGAGATCCTGTGCAACAGCGTCAACAATGTGACCAATATCTCTACGGCACTTGATCTCTGCAGTTTCAAGACTAGAAGGAGTTTCAGCAGGTAGGTTATTGAGATTACCAGCAGTAACTGCATCAGTTACATAAGTTGCAAGAATTGAAATTTGTGACTGTACATTAGCACAAGAGTTTGAATCTTGATTATCTCCAGTTGCTGGGTCAGCAGTTACAGTTAGATCCTTATCATACAACTGATTGGTAACTGCTTTATTCATCCAATCAGCAGCAGCAGAGAATGCTGTTACGCTTTCGGATTCTTCACCTAATAGTCCATTAGTGATAGGTGCGTTACCTTCAAAATATTGCTGAATAAAGGTTCTGGTGTGCTTATTGCTTCCAGTGTATACGTCAACCGCAATAGCATCAATGAAGTAACCAATGTCACGAGCACACTTGGTTTCACCAGGACCACCCGATCCTTTATTGAGCTCGATAGGTAGAGTTGCTAGATTTCCACTTGCAATGATAGTTGTAACAGCAGTTGCTAGAGTATCAATAGCAGACTGTACGTTAGCACAAGATGCTAGATCTTGGTTATCACCAGTTGCGGGATCAGCAGTTACTGTTAGATCTTTCTCATACAAACCATTTGCAATGGCAAGTTTCATCATGTCTCTTGCCTTATTGAAAGCAGTGATGCTTTCTGCAGTTTCACCTACAAGACCATTAGTGATTGGATTGCCTGCATTATCAAAATATTCAGCAGCAAATCTGTATGAATATTCATTACCATTGATGAATAGGTCAAGGGCAACAGCATCGACAAAGTAACCAATGTCTCTACGGCACTTGAGTTCTTCAACACCACTAGTATATGCAGTCTCTGCAACCATACCGACAAGCGAACCTGCTTGAAGGACATCTGTTACGATTTCAGTTAGGGTATCAATAGCATCTTGAACATTAGAACAAGATGTTGGATCTAGGTTAGAACCAGTAGCAGGATCAGCAGTAATTGATAGATCTTGGACAGACAACTGGTTAGTGATTGCCTGCTTCATGAGGTCTCTTGCCTCTTCAAAAGCACGCTGACTTTCGGTCTCTTCACCAACTAGACCATTGCTGATTGGGTTGCCATTTGCATCAAAATACTCAGAGATAAACTTACGTGCATACTTGTTACCACCCATGAACACGTCAAGGGAAACAGCATCAACGAAGTATCCAATGTCTCTCTTACACTTAGTTTCAGTAGAAGCAACACCAGGATATGCACCAACCATATTGGTCCATGCAGTATTGATGATTTCAGTTCTGTTCTGCTGAATAAGTCTATAAGAATCAGCGAATCTAGAACCAGCATCGGTCTGTGCTTCACCTGGGAAGTAGAAGTCAGGATGACCAACTGCAATTTCCGCTAGAGCACGATCCTGAATCTCATCCTTATTCTGTTGAATGAGACGATATGAATCAGCAAATCTAGAACCATCATCAGTCTGAGGATCGCCAGGGAAATAGAAGTCAGGATGTGATACAGCAATTGCTGCAAGTGATCTGTCTCTGATCTCCTTGCTATTACGGCGAATTGACTTATAAGCATCCGCAAAACGAGTTGTGGGATGGTTTGCATCTAGACCAGGAATTACAAAGTCGGGATGATAAACAGCGATCTCTGCAATAGCTGCGTCAAGGATAAACTCACGGTTAGCAACAATGCGATTACGAGCATCCTTATAGCGACCAGCAGGATCTTGCTTGTTAGCAGCATCAACAGTTACACCTTCGCTGTCTAGTCCAAGTGCAGCAGAACCAGTGCTACCAGAAACAATACCATATGGTGCTAGGATGCTGTTGGGATCTGGATCATAGATTGTCGCCTTGACTGTTAGAAGGTTAGCAATTGCTTTCTTACAGAGATCTCTTGCTCTGTTGAATGCAAATACAGACTGATTCTCTTCACCAACCAGACCGTTTGTGATAGGTGCATCATTGCCATCAAAGTAGAATTTGGTTGCTTCGATGATGTTTCTGTTACCACCATCTCTAAGGTCTTCAGCAACAGCGTCTACAATGAAACCAATATCACGCTTACACTTACCATCAGCAACACCCTGAATGTTACCGATACCAAATGTCTCGACCATTTGATCGAATGCGGTATCAACAATCTCCTGGCGGTTTGCAAGGATTAGATTCTTAGCATCAAAATAACGGTTAGCAGCAGGATTTAGACCAGGGTTGACATATGAAATGTTCTGGAGTCTTGGATACTTCTCTAGAATGTAACCGAAGACTTCCTCCTGGATCATAGTACGGTTGCTTTCGATTAGATTAGCACCGTCTACGTTATTATTATCAATAGTGAATGATGTTGGATTTAGAGTAGATGCCTTAGCAATATACTTGACAAATCCAGTTGGTGATAGTTCTGCTTCAAAGATACCACCATCCTTGACATAAAGTGTGTCACCAGACTTAGCACCAATTCTATAACCACCAATGGTAGCAGCAGGGCGAACTAGTGGATTGTCTAGGTCAACACCACCCAAGAATAGTTTCTTGTATACACCAGCAGATTGGAACTCAGACTTAGTTCCCTGAACATCCAAGGTGTAGTAAAGAACTTTCTCTACATTTGTCTCATCTTCTACAACTTGTGAAGGAGGAATGATGTCAGTAATATAACCTGCTTTATCTTGGTTGAAGGAGAATCCTTTGAAACCAATAGCATGTAGTGATGTATTACCGAAGTTAGAGTTAGAGTTGGTGATCGACATGTCACCACCCGACTCCATCAGGAAGTGATCAGCGAAACCAACAGCGAAGATAGAAACGTTCTGGATAAATGCATCATCAGAAGCACGGACGTGGAAGTTTCTCCAGTCATCCTTCCAGTAAGAATCACCCTTAGCGTGATAAGGAACCGTAGCAAATGCGTCAACTAGTGATGCTTGGTTCCAAGTGTTTGCGTATTCGTCGTAACGGATGAATGCTCTGTCGTCTCTCTGGAGCGAAACACCCGTGTACTGCGCGATAACCATGGATTTGAATCCAGTGGCTTTCAGACCATTTGCCCAGATTCCGCAAATACCCCAAACCGAACGGATTGAGACGTTGAAAACATAAGGAGACGCGGACTCAACCGAGTCAACTTCCGCGAGAACCTGTGCGTTCTGACCTAGTGCAGGTGAAGAATCTACGTTAACAATCTTCTCTGAGAAGATTCCGTTACCAATACCAGATGCAACGAAAGGAACACGATATGTAAACTTACGAGGATCATTCTCATCGATGTCATAGATATCCCAGAAACCTTCGATCTCGTCATCGATCTCAGTATTAGAGATAGCAACGAACTGACCTGCAAAGTATCCGTGGTCTACCTTAGTGGTAACCTCAATCTGTGTTGTAGATGCGGGGATTGTGTTATCTGAAGTTGCATCAACGAACTTCAAAGATTCAATAACACGGGAGTCAGACAGAGGTCCAACAATTCTGTTTTCCTGAACGTTGAAATCGAATTCGCCAGGTTGGTTGATCTCTGGTTGATATCTCTCGAATGCTTTAGCAATCTTTCTGTAGAAGAGTTGCAGTTCTTCTTTATCTGCGTACTCAAATACAGTTAGTTTGTGGTGAGAGAAGTTAGGAACTGCTTTCTTCGTGAAGTCATATGGATCATAATAAACCTCACCAGATCCAATCGAAGGATTGTAAAGTGGAGACTCAGCAGTTGTCTGACCATCCTTGATAGTGAACTGCCAGAAGTAACAACCACCAGTTACGTTGAAGATAGCAGAACGAGGATATGTAACTGAAGAAGGTTCAGGAACATATAGAGGACGAACAGTGGTTCTACGTAGGTCATAACCTACAAGAGAAGAACCTCTAGGGATAATAGCACCACCCTCAGTGTTGTTGAACTTATAGAGGACGTTATCAGGGTTAGCAATGTCTAGGATAGGATCATCACCCCATGATTCTAGTGCTTGACTAAAATCAAATGCCTCAATACCACTGGTGTCAACCAAACCAGGACGGTTGTCAATATAGTGGATGCCTGGCATCAGCATCACTGTAAACTGGTCAAATCTATCGTTAGATGGACCAGGGGTGTACGAATACCTAGCAATTTCAAGGAATGCACGCTGGATGCTCTTGAAAGGTGTTACAGGTGAATTACCTCTATTAGATAACGAATCTGTAGCGTTAAAGTCATCAGGAGAAACATAAAGATACTTACCAGTTTTGGAGCTGATAAGGTTATCCAGACGTGTTAATGGCATGATTATACTGACCCTGCGGTGTAAGCTTTTATCCTAGGATTTATTTATACACGAGGTCTGTACCTGTCCCTGAGAATAAGCATTCTTACTATTTCTCCAACACACAGGAAAATATAACTGAACTGTTCTCTATACGTTGTTCTATACATAACTCCTCCACCTGGGCTCGAACCAGGGACAAATTGATTAACAGTCAATCGCTCTACCTACTGAGCTATAGAGGAATGGGAATGCTCCCCACTCGTCAGCAGGGAGGGCACCAAGAGGGATCCCACCTCTCTCTCACATGGGTTGTTGCTCCGATTCTTTTTTCTCTCGGAAATGTGAGCACGGATGTCGCCAATCCGTTATGGAGAATAGGAGACTCGAACTCCTGACAGCCTGCTTGCAAAGCAGGTGCTCTACCAACTGAGCTAATTCCCCAGAGCCTTCGACAAGATTTGAACTTGCGACCTGAGCTTTACAAAAGCCCTGCTCTACCACTGAGCTACAAAGGCATTCGGGCAAAGTTAAATGCACCGTAGTCAGATCCCCATACTTTCGTATGGTTCTCTGCATGTAATCCACGATCCAATACCTGATAGTTTGTCTCTGTAAGTAAGACTTCATTCTGAACATAGGTCTTAATGCCATTACGCATGACCCAACATTCACAGGTAGAAGTGCCACCCTTGTATGTTTTGGTGGCGGTTTCTTTCATAATAATATCACACCCCTCTCGGTAAGTCAAGAGGTTTTCTGTAAGTTCGTCTAGATTCTGGCACCCTGCAAAGAAGAGTGCATTATCTACTTCGTAATTCTTCAGGCGATACTGATCACCTTCGTCAACTACTTCAATAACGAATTGCCTGTATGGTCTATTTAGTTGATAGTTATATGCCTGTTCACCGTAAATTCTGTTCTCAGAAATCCTTTTATGTACTACCCTGATGTGTGCATAACGAGTAGGATGAGACTGTGCTTGACGTTTGTTAGCAAAGGTCCCTTCCAATAATTCAAGAAACGTGTTCATCGGGCAATACTTCAGGATTAACGAGATCTAATTCAAATAACACAGGGTGGCATTCTTCAGCAATCAAATAATCAGAATACCTGAAGATATCTTCAAGCGTATACTCTTGATTAAGTGCTGCCTCAGACAAAATCCACTTGTCTTCTTTTTGTTCTCTCTCAAGAACATCAAAAGCAAATGGTACACCCTCTACAAAATACATTAACACTGGTT